GACGGACGCAGTGGCCGAACCGTTGTTCTGCCACGCCGCCCCATCAAATTTCTCCGACCACAGCAGCAGGTTATGCGGCTTGTACGCAATGTTCCCCGCCGCATTCACGAGCGTGGCGAGGCTGGCGCCGGTGTAGGTGATGCGCGAGTCGAGCGCCTGGCTCGCGGCCATGGCGACGAAGTTGAGGTCGAGGGCGGGCGATGGGCCGCTCGGGCCTGCCATGTAAGGCAGCCCCAGCCCGAGCCCGAGCGCCATGGGCATCAGTACACCCGCCGGATGTTGGTGGCGGTGGTGCCGGTGTTGTAGACCATGGTGCACATGCACGGCACCGGCACGCAGGCAGGCCAGCTGGGGAACACCAGCGGAGCGCCGCCACCGGCGGGCTGCACCTTGATGTCGCCGGCGCCGCAGGCGATGACGGCCGAGGCGTTGAAGATGGTGCTGTCGTTGGGCGTCACGGTCTCGGCCCGGTCGGGGAGCATGGGGGTGTTGGGGGCTAAGAACATGCGGGTGGCTCCTGGGGGTGCGGGGCGCTGCGGCGCTCAGGCGGTGGCGGCGGGCTTGGCGGGCGCGGTGGAGTCGGCCGGGGTGGCCGGGCTGGCCGCGGTGGTCTTGCCCTGCAGGGCGAGCAGCACGTCGAGCACGCCGAGCTGGCGCAGCTTGTCGAAGTCGCTCTTGAGCTCGGCGAAGACGACGTCGGGCTTGTAGCCGCGGCGGCGCAGGCTTTCGCTGATGGTGAGCAGGCCGGCGCCGATGAGGGTGAGCTCGGACCTGGCGTCCTGCTCGGGGTTGACGTAGTCCCACTTGGGCATGCTGTGGTCGCATGCGTAGTCGGGGCGCGGGATCTTGCCGGCGAGCACTGCCGCGTCGACGAAGGCGTTCCACACGGGCACGCACAGGCGCGGGACGTGGGTGAGCCACTGCTTGGCCTCGATCTGGCGGCGGAAGTCGATGAGGCGGACGCGGGCGCTGCTGAAGTTAACGTCGCGCATCTCGCCGGTCATCATTTCGTAGGTGACGCCCATGCCGACGGCGATTAGGTGGAGCTGCTGCTTGACGTAGTCGACGTAGCCGACGGCGGGCTGGGGGGCGACGGTGGTGATGTTGGCGCCTGGCGGCAACTGCACCATGCCGCCGCTGGGCAGATCGCCGAGGCTGCTGGAGTTGCTTGACTGGTCGTACTTGACCGAGTCGGCCATCGACCGAACGTCGCCGCTGACGAGCACGCCCAGGCGCGATTCGAGGTTCTTGCGGGCGAGCTCGGCGTCCTCGTATAGCTGCAGGTCGCGCACGCGCGGGATGACGGTGGCCACGCGCGGGAAGCCGCGGCCGGCGCCGGGCCGGTCGGGGGCGTAGAGGTGGATGATGCTGGACGCAGGCACGGGAGCGCTCTGCATGCGGGTGGCGCCGCGGTTGTAGCCGACCAGCTCGCCGGGGTGGCGGTCCCACAGCCAGTAGTAGGCGACGCGGCCGAGCACGTCGTACTCGATGCCGTTGACGATGGTGTTGTTGCCGTGGGCGCCGGTCTGGCGGGTGTGGTCGATCCAGTCGATCTCGAGCAGCTGCAGCTGCAGGGGGACGGGGTAGCCGTCTTCGAGCCGGCGCGGGCGCAGGCGGATGAGCACCTCGCCGTCGTTCTCCATTGCGCGATCGGCGACGGCCTGCATGCCGTACCAGTCGAGCCTGCCGTCGGCGTCGCAGGACTTGACCCATTGCTCGTACAGCGCGTTGAGGGTGGCGGCGTGGCGCTTGGACGTGGAGTAGGTGACGATGCCGGTGCCGATGGTGCTGGAGACCAGGGCTTCGATGCCGGCGCGCACGTAGGGCACGTTCTGGTACAGCGCGCGGGCCTTGGCGCGCGTTGTTGCGGCGTCGGCCTGGTGGTCGGTGTTGGCGCTGGCGCCGGCGCGGCGGGGCTTCCAGCCGTCGCGGGGGCTGGCGGCGTCGTAGGCGCGCTGCAGGCGGATTCGGTCGAAGTGGCGCGCGAGGCCGGCGCGGGGGTTGATCCAGCCGATCAGGCGGTCGAGCGTGGTGACGCGCGGCTCTTGCATGCGGGGGGCGAGCATGGCCGGATCAGTCCCGCTGGGTGGTGAAGGTGAAGCGCAGGGGGCCGGTGCGGGCGTTGGCCCGGGCGGCCGCGGCGGCGAGCTCGTCCTTGACGTGGCTGTAGGCGGCGCGCAGCTCGGTGACGCTGCGGAAGCGCACGCGGCGGCCCTGGTACTCGACTTCGAGTTCGGAGCCCACGATGGCCGCGTTCAGATTGTCCAGATCGGCCTGTGTGTACGCCATGGGCACCGAGCATGCCGGCGGGGTGTCTCAGCCGCTAGGCAAGCGTTGAGACAATCAGGCTTCGTCGGGCGGGCCGGGCTGCTTGAGGCAGCGGTAGACGGTGGCGCGGCTGATGTTGAGCACCCGGGCGATGTGGCTGGCGTTGCGGCCGTCGAACATGCGGCGCACGGCGTGCTCGATCTCGCGCTTGCGGCGGTCCACCGATTCGCTGCGGATGTACTGCTGCGCGCCGCCGAACTCGGTGCGGATGGCGGCCTTGGTGGACTGGATGTCGGCGCCGGCGAGCTCGGGGATGAGCTGGAGGACGTGGTCGAAGATGCGGTCGACGAGGTCGGGGTCGGCGAAGCGGTCGCTGAGGATGTGGCGCGTCGCCTTCTTGGGCGGCGGCGCGGCCGGTGCCTCCTCGGGCGGATCGATCGTGAGCAGGTCTGTCGATTCGGCGGGCGTGTCTGTCTTCTTGGTCATGGGTTCCTTCACCACTGGCGACCTGCAGGGCGTTGGCGCTCGACGCGAGCGGTCGGCGGGATGGGTGGGGTGGTCGGCAGCCTCGCGGGCTCAACGTGCCGCGCTGGCGCTGGGACGAGTTCTGTCACCGGTTGCGGGTGGAACAGGTCATGCGGTGGCTGGACCGTCTGCTCGATGCGGACCCACTCGCGGTCCGACTTCGCGTGCAGGCCAAGCATGTAGGCCGAATGCAGCGCGTAGTTGCGGCAGTCGAGCACCTCGTTTCTCGGTCGGCGCTTGACCCAGCGGTAGCTCTCGCCGGTCGCGGTACGCGCGAGGATCCGCTGCTCGGCGGTGAGCTGCTCGTACCACTCGCGGGGCAACTGGTCGCTGAAGTGCACGTAGCCCGGTCCCGGCGCGACGATCCCGAGCTGGCCGTGCAGCAGGTCCTTGGCGGTATCGACGCCGACCGACCAGAGCTTGACGCCGTTGGGCCACTTCTGACCACGCCAGGTCACGTCCTGGCTGGAGGCCACACCTTTGATCGTCTTGCCCTCCTCGCTGGCGCCCTTGATGGCGAAGACGCGCAGGCGACCCTGCTGCTGCCGCACGAAGTTGTAGACCGCCTGCGTGTGGTGGCCCGAGTCCATGCTGACGGCGTCGATGCCAAGCGAGCCGCCGTGCCAGGCCTGCGGGTAGCGGCGCTGCAGGTACTGCTCGACCGCGATCCAGTCGCGCTCATCGGACGGGTTGCCCTCGATGACGTGGTGGTCGACCGGCCAGGACTCCATGCCACGACCCCAGGCCCAGACGCCGACCTCCCAGCGGTTGCCCTGCAGGTCGACGCCGGCCGTGAGCACCAGGCCACCCACCGGCACCACGCGCAGCGGGAACGGCTCGGCACGGGCCTGCAGGGCGTGCTCCTCGGTACGGTCGCCGACGACCTCCCAGGTCTCGCCCAGGGTTTCGTTGACGAAGCCCTGCATCGGGCCGACGTTGCCGGTCGACAGCGCCGCGTGGGCCTGCTCGAACTCGCGCACGATGTCGGACCAGGTGCGCTGCGGGCTGTACCCAGCCCAAATCTGGAAGGCGACGTGCCGCGGCGGGCGGATCGGTGCGCCCGAGGCGTCTCGCCAGGTGCGGTCCTGGCCGTAGCGGATCCCCGTCTTGATGCAGACCCAGGTGCCCAGCCAGGCGCGCAGGTAGTCGCCCTGCAGGATCTCGCCGCCGCAGTGCGGGCAGACGTGGCGCACGGTGTCGGGCTGGCCGCGCGCCCACTTCATGCCGCTGGCAGCGTCCTTGCCGCCCCACGACAGCGGGTGCTCGGCTTCGCAGTGCGGGCAGCGGATTTGATACCGCATGTCCGCATCGGCGTTCAGGCGCGAGCGCTCTACATGGCACAAGCCCTTGATGCGCGGCGTGCTGCCGCCCACGAACTTCGGGTACGGCGCGCCCTCCAGGCGGCCCTTGGCCAAGGTCCCCGGATCAGAGGACTTCTCGATCTGCTGGTCGAATCCCGACCACTCGTCGAGCATCGCCACCGCCACCGTGATGCGTCTGTAGGCTCGCGCGGCCTTGCCGCCCAGGAAGTGCGCGACCGAGTCCCGGAAGCTCTTGAAGTTGATCGTGTCCTTGTGTACGCCGGCCTTCGCCTTGCGCCTGGCGGAGCGCACGGCGGCCACCCCGTCGAGGACCGGGTCGATCTCGCTCTTGACGAACGAGTCGCGATCGTCGTCGGTCGGCTGCCAGACGGCTTGCTTGCGGCGGCGGTGCGCGATGTTGTAGGCCACGAACGCTGCCACCGTCTTCGTGTAGCCC